CCGTGCAAGCGACCCACAACGTTGTGGCTGCCGCGATAGGTGGCTTTGCGCAGCCGATTGTGCTGACCGTCCGAAACCGGCTCGTGGCAATGTTCGGCACGCGCAAGCCCGATGCCGCCGCGCCGCAGCCCCCGGAGAAAGCATGACGAATGCCGCCGTCCTCTCGATCTTGAGCCATATCGCGATGTTCGTCGGGATGGGCTTCCTGCTCTGCGGAGCCATCGTGATGCCCCACAACGAAAAGCATCTCGGCAAGCTCGTGTTGATCGGCTGCGCGCTGCTCGTGGCCTGGCGCTCGACCTACCTGGACGGCGCCCCTAGCGAGACACTCGACGTCGCCGTAGCCGTGACGCTACTGCTCTATCGTCGTCCAGTGTGGGGGTGGATGGCGCATACATTCGGGCGCGAGCGGCGTAAAGTCGCTCGGCCGCACTACCCCGAGCGGCGCATGCACTCACAAAGGTTCATCAAATGACCCGACTTCAAATCCTCGTCGCCGCCCTGGCGGTTGTTGACTTCGCGCTCGTCGCCTCCGTGGTCTGGCTGCTCTACCGAAACCGCGAGCTGCTCACGGACGATCCACATGACCTGATCGGGTCGCAGAAGCCGACGAAGCCGCCCAAGCCGGCGACGGACGGCGGCCCAGGCGTCAAAGTGCTGACCGATGGCGGTCCGGGCGCGACACCTGAACCCTCGCCGCCGCCCAAATCGTCTCAGTGAGTCGGGTCGCTTTCCTGCTGCTCCTGGTCGTCGCGCTCGCGCACGGGTGCTATCAGCTCCTGGCCGATTGGGGCCTAGGCGGCGTCTCTAGCCCGCAGTGGTGGTTCTACATCCTGCGCGGCGTCGAAGGCGGCGCCCTCTTCGGCCTCTGCGCCTGGCGCTGGCGGCGCGAGCCCGGCATGCTGCTGGTATGCATTTGGGGTGCGCTGGAAGAGCTACAGACAGCCGGCTGCGGCTACGTCGGCGCCCTGAAACACATTGCCCCACTACGCGATGGGCAGACCCTATGCAGCGCGCTGACGGGTCTGCCACCCTACACGCTGCCCCTGGTGCTCGCCGCGTTACTGGCGAGCCTCCAGAAGCCTAGACGCTAAGGTTAGACAGCGAATAAGGCGCCGCCGTCGCTGCTGCGTATGCGGCTTCGAGCTTCGTCGCGTAGCCCATCTCGCCCTGATTCGGCCCGTTGTAGGCGAGTGCGAAATCCACCCAATCCTGCTTCTGCAGGGCCGTCAGCATGCGCGGATTGTTGTGCAAGAAGGCGGCCATCAGACGAAGCTGCGAGTCCTCGTTCTGGCACATCGCCCGGACGAACTCATCGACGCTCGCCGCATCGCAGGCGTCATAGTTGGCGCCCATGATTTGCGGCAGGCCCCAGGAGCAACAGGCGGCAGCAGCCGCTTCGCCGATGACTGCCGCGACCTGGGTATAGCGCCCCCACTCAGCCAGGCCACCCATGTAGCCGCCCGGCTGCTCGTTGCAGTTCCGGTCGTCGAGCTGGGCGCGCTGCTTGTCGGTGGACATGCGCCAGACCTTATGTCGCTCCAGCAGGATTTTCGGCAGGCCGTTGTCGAGAAAACCCTTGCCGGCCGTCTCGACCTTGAGAACGGCCATCAGGGCGTGCACATCGATGCCAAGCTGCTCGGTCATCGAGACCATCGCACCGAATGTGCGCCGGGTCAGCGCGGCATTGGTCTGCGGGCCGTAGATGCCATCAGCGACGACGCCCGCGCGCTTCTGGTAGGCCAGGACAGCATCTTCCGTGCTGGCGGTATAGGTGCCGGTCTGCTCCAGGCCCAGCCGGGCCTGGAGAACGCGCACCGCGCGCCCGGCTGAGTCCATTTGCAGCGGCTTCGTATAGACGAAGTTTTCGGGGTAGGCCACGGTCACTCGCCCGGGTGCGTCAGGGCATCATCAGCGGCCTTCTCCAGCGCTTCGACAGCCGCGCCAGCCAGCGCGCCGCCGACGCCGGGCAGCGCCTTCTCGGCGGCAGCTTCTGCGGCCTGCTCGACCGCGCCGCCGACAGCGTGCACGACGCTCTCGCCGACATCGCTCGCGCTCGTGCCGTGCTCGACCGCCTCGATGGCGGCACCGGCCAGCGCAACCACGGGCGCGGCGCCCGGGATCAGCACGCTCGCGGCAGTCTCGGCCACGTGCAGCACGGTATCGAGCAGGTCGGGTTTGTCGATGGGCTTGTGCTCGGCCAGGTCGAGCGCGGTCTGCTCGATGGCCGGCGCAGCATCCTGCGCGATGGGTTGGAATTGCGGCGGCAGGTGCGCCGACGCGAATTGCAGCAGCGCGTGCGTCATGCTGAGTGAGAACGAGGCCAGCGCGGCATCGGCATAGGTGGGCGGCTGGCCCGAGCCAGCAGCGGCGGCCGTGGCGGACGCGACGAGCGTATCGACGTGCGCGTCAGCGTCCACGTCGTGACCAGCGGCGCGCAGCTTGCCGGCGAAGTCAGCGCGCAGGGCGTTGACGGTGGAATGCAGGATGTCGAGAGCAGACATGGTGATCCTTCGTGGTGAGAGGCAGAAAGAGGCGCCTAGATGTTAGGCGGATGTCAGCGATTCGTCAAGGCGAGTGATTCGCACGATAGCGAGCCCGTCGATGTGCTCGGGCAGATAGCGACCGCGCAGCAGGCGGCAGTCATCGACCTGCGAATCATCCCACCAGACTTTGGATTTGGTAAGACAGTCGAATAGCAGTTTCTCGCGATTTGCGACGTCCCAAACCAGGTTGCGCAGCTTGCGGGGCGGGTGCAGCGTCACGGTGACGGCCAGCGGGCCGAGGATCGGCTCGACCTTGCCCTTGGGCAGCGCGTTGTTGATTTCGAGCGCGTAGTGACGCGCGCCCTCGCTCAACACGATTCGGCGCGCGACAGCTCGCCAGGCGTGATTGAACGAGGGCGGAAAAGGCAGGCAGTATTCGATGGTCATGGAAAAGGGCGCCTAGGCGCCCTCAGTTAGAACGGCACATCGTCGTCCCAAATGTCGTCGCTCAGCGGGCGAACGGGTTCGCCGCCTGTGCCGGCGCCTGCTGCGCGAAAGGGTTTGCACTCACAGCCGGCGCGGCCACCTGTGCGGGTTGCTGGACCGGTGCAACGGCGAGCGGGTTCGCCGCCTGCGGGGCGGGCGCCTGTGCGGCGAACGGGTTGCCGGCAGCAGGCTGCGCAGCCGGCGCACCGCCCGGCTGGGCGTACTTGGCGAACGCGTTGGCCGTAACGCCAGAACCGATGTTCAGGCGCTCGCCATCGCCGGCTTCCATGATGCCGGTCAGGTTGAACGACACGCCGCGCCGGCCGGTCTGTGCGTGCGACCATGCGAAGGCCGACAGCGAAGCGCGCACGCGCTTGCCGGCGAAGAACACGGCCTGGATGCGCGCATTGGCTTCCGGCGAACCCTGCACGATTTGCGCGCCGGTCGCGTCGGCAACATAGGGCGCGAACTGCGTGCTGGACTTGACGACATACCAATCGTGGGGGATGCCCGGAATCGGCTTGGCCTTCTGCGCGTTGGTCTTCACGCCGATCTCCAGGCCGGCGAGCGACCCGCCCGGGGCGACCGTCGAGGCGAGCGCGGCGAGGACGTTTGCGGCCTCGGGAGGGAAGCAAACCTCGGCGTAGAACGTCGGGGCGCTGCCAGGCTTGAGCTTGTTCGGCCGAGCGACGGCGAGGGACGAGTGCGCCAGGGTGGCGACGAAATCGGTGACGTCTTGAGTCATGATGGTCAGGTGGTTAGGTAGTTGAGAGTCAAAGAACGGTCAAATCGACCGCAAGGCTAGTTTAGTGCGCCGTCAAGACTTGTCAAGCGAGCGACGCCATATATTCGGCCATCGCGCGTTCGATCCAGACGGCGCGCGTGACGTCGCCCAAGTCACGCCAGGCCGGGCCGCGCTCGGCGACACGTTCGGCATACATGGCCTCGGCGAGCATTTCAAAGTAGTCCATTAGCGCCTCACCGAATCACTGCCCGGGCACGGAATGCCCTCTTCGTAAAAGCGCCTCCACAGTCCGGTGTAATAGCCAATTTCGCCGCAGGCCGAGCAGCGCCAGCGGCCGATGTCCAAGTCTTCGCAAAGACTCTCCCCGCCGCACCGAAACACTTCTTCCACGGGCTCACCCGTGAATGGGTGTTCGACGGTTTGCCACTCCCAGTATTCAGGTGTGCTGTGCGTGCAAGTCATCACAGCAGTCCCGCAATGACCAGCAGCCGCAACGACGATAACGCGGCGAGCACTTCGAAGTAGTCCACGATCAGAACTCCAGAGCTTCGAGTCGAGCAATCTGCTTGCGCAGTGACACGAGCTTGGTCTGGCGCATCTTCTCGGCCCTCGCTTTCGCAATAGCCAAATCGTCAGTCCAGTGACTGGCCCCGAAGTAGCACCTGCCGTTGTAGCCGCGAGGATCGCGCACGCAGACCAATTGACGATCTTCTGTCTTGCCGTCAGCGTAGTAACGAATGCCTTCGGTGAGCGCGTATTTTGTGACGTAGATCATCACAGCAGCCCCGCGATGACCAGCACGCACAGGACAGCCAGGCCCACGGCGCTGCACCAGGGCACGGGATCGAAGCGGTGCGGGGCTGGCCGCTCGATGGCACAGGCGCGCTCATCGGGAAACGCCTCGGCCATCGTGCGCGGATGGCGGCGGGTGGTAGGGTAGCCATAGGGTGTCATGTCGTCTCCTTGATACCGTGAGCGCGCTCTACAGCGCGGGCGACAGCTCGAAAGTCGTCTCGGTCATAGCCGGCGTACTGCGTCACCAGCTCATCGATTTGTTCAGCCGTCAGCGGCTCGGCGGCCGGCGCCTGGGCGGCGCGGGCTTGCCATCCACGCCATTCCGACTCGCAATATAGGCGGGAATCATGCCGGCGCAGGTAGTCGGCCTCAAACGCTGCGCGCTCGCCCCCAATACCTGGCACCTGAGCGAAAGCGGCGCGGGCCTGCCAAGTGGACCATGCAACGTCCGTGGCATCTTGCGAATAGCCTGTGCCTGACTCGTCGCGCTCTAAGTCATGACCGTAAAGCGTTTTGGTGACCCACGTCTCGAATGCCTCGCGCTCATCAATCCCCTGCGCGGGCGGATTGGATTCCGAGCGCGGGGCCGGCATCGTTGGAATCACGATCTGCCGAAGCAGGGACTGGGCTTGCTTCAGGCTCAGCACATCGTCGCTGAAAGCTGCCCAGCAATGCTTGCGTAGGTTCCATACCTCGCGGTAGCCGCTCGGGTGCATGCGGGCAATGGCGTAGTTGCCAGGAACGCCGTTGGCCCTGTCAGCGAGGTAGGGCGCCCACGGCGCCGGGTCGCGGTACTGCGCCGCCGGCTCTGCCTGCGCGGCAGGCTGGGCGGACAGCGCAGGCAGAGCCGGCGCGCATCGTCCCGCTTGAAACTGTTCCCGCCTTCGACCCAGGGCTGATCGGCCGCGCCGTCAAACAGTGCATAGATCGCCTTAGCGGCCGCCTCCCGCTCCCCAACCGTCAGGGATGGGGCGGTCTTCGCGTGCACACACTCTGCGCCATGCGGGCAGTTGGGCATGTGGCAGTGGGCCTCGGCCTGCTGTGCCACTCGCAGTCGCGCCACTTCGCGCAGCAGTTCGGACCAAGGCGCAGGCTCAGAAATTCCGCTGGGCCATCCGAGCGCCGCGGCAAGCTCCGACGCGGGCTCGGCCTGCTGTGCCGGGTCAGCGGAGGTGGCAGGCCATAGATGCTCAGCAGGCGGCACCGGACAGTTGTCCATGCGGTGCATTGCTCTGCGTAAGTCGTTGAGAGCACGGCTGTGCAGATTGGCGTCGTGATTCGCGGGCTCAATGCCGCCCATGACGTGCGCGACCCAGCGGAGATACGACATCGTCACTTCGTCGGCCACGCGCCATCCAGTCGGCAATGTCCTGAGTCCATCCACCTGGGCGCGCAGCCGCTCCAGCTCGTGCCTCTGCGCTTGAATCTCTTTGCCAAGCGTGCAATTGCAGATCATCCCCGCCTTGCCGACACGTTCACTGTGGTTGCCATTGCAAATCAACTCGTGCAACGTGCCTTCATGCAGCTTTCGATACATCCGCTCCAGCTCGTCGGCCGCCTCGTGCATCAGGTCTTTGTCGAGGTTCAGGCCGGGCAGGTTGGGCCAACCGCGCAGGCGTGTGATGAGGTCGGGTGTGGTGGTCATGGTTGGTCAGTCCTTGTCAGCCTTGAAGCAGTGCTCAGAGCAACTGCCGGTCTTCTTAACAGCGAAGCCGCCAATTCCGCAGCGCATGTCTTTGACCACGCCGTGCTCCTCAACGGTGAATGGCTTGCCATCCCACGACTTCTTGTCGCGCTCCATCCACGCGGGGAGGCGCTTCTTGCAGGTCATCTGCGCGCAGTTCCCGCAGACGCCCGGGATCAGCTTGGGCGTGTACTGCTGGCGCTCTTTGGCTTCGGATTGCTTGCTCATGGTCATGGGCTCTTCCCGGGGATTGGTTTCACGGTGCAATCCGTGCGATGTAGTTGATGAGTTCAGCGCGGGCGCCGTGACGGACCTCGCGCATTTCCTGCTGGATGGCCTGATGCAGCAGGTGAGCCTGCTCGAACGAGCGAAACCAGCACGACGCGTCGCCGCTCTGAAAGCAGAAGGTCATTACGCCACCGTCGCCTCGGGGTCATGCTGCCAACGTGGACGAGATACAGGGTTTCAGCCATTACGCCAGCTCCTTGTCGGTCAGTTCGATGAACAGCGGATGCTCGCCGTCTCCGTTGCCGCACATCGCGATCCTGAAATTTTCCTGCGAATCGTTGACGGCATCGTAGCGGGCGCAGCGTCCGTGCAGCGGGCAGCAGACGCCGAAACAGGTCGGGCTGTCTGCCGTGATGGGTGTAATGTTCATACGGACACCGGGGCGGCGCGGAGCAGAGTCAGAAGCGTTTCAGCTTCCCAAACAAAGTGGGCCGACCGCGCCGCCGACCATGCCGCCGACCGCGCCGCCGACCGCGCCGCCGACTCCGCCGACTCCGCCGCCGACCGCGCCGCCGACTCCGCCGACCGCGCCGCCGACCGCACCGACTCCGCCACCGACCACGCCGACTCCGCCGCCGACCGCGTCGCCGACCGCGCCGACTCCGCCGCCGACCACGCCGACCACGCCGCCGACCGCGCCGCCGACTCCGCCGCCGACTCCGCCGACCGCGTCGCCGACCATGCCGCCGACCGCGCCGCCGACCGCGCCGCCGACCGCGCCGCCGACTCCGCCGCCGACTCGTGCAGTTTGATGACCTGTTTGATGGCCTGCCGGCACTCTTCGGCGTAAGGTTCCATATTGGCCGTCATGCGCTCCAAGTCGCGGCCATGGCGAAGAATGGCAAGTTGACTGCGCACCTTGCTGACGTCCGCACCGACCGGGATCGCGGCGAGGAAGTCCTCGGCGAACTGCTCGGCTCGGCCCTTCGGCAGGCCTTCGAAGATGCGATCTTCAAGACGCGCCAGCCATTCGGGAAGACCCAATTCGACCGGATAGCGGGTGTGATCGTAGACTTCCAGCGTGCAGCCAACGGCGCAGCCCTTAGTGCCGCGTTGATTGACTTCGAAGCCGATGCCTTGCGTCAGATGCTCCAGGCGCCGATGCTCAGCGAGACGCTGCTGGTATTTGGCTTTGATGGCCGGGTCGTTGTGGAAGGCTTGCAATTTGGACTCCTTGATGTGGTGAGCAGACTCTAGGCCAGCGGCGGCTACGCGTCAAGCGCCTTTTGCATATTTGTCAAAGATTTTTGCAACGTCCTTGACGGCCGGCGCATCTACGACCTTGATGGTCGTCGAGGGCTTGCTGCGCTTGACCAGCGTCGCCGCGACGTCGGCCGGCAGGGCGGGCAGCGCATCGGACAGCGCGACAGGCTGCACCAGGTCGCTGCGGCCGATGGCAAGCAGAGTCATCGCGGCGGATTTCGGGTCGGCCCACATCTGCCGGCCAGCGGTTTCCTTGACTTGCAGCCGGGCGTGGCCCATCGTGGCGAGCTGCTTCACGCGCTCTTCCACCTCTTCCCAAAACGGTTTGAAGGCGGCGCGGGCGCTGTAGAGGTTGAGCAGTTCGTCAACCGGGATGTCGAGCAGTGCCTGGGCGCCCGCAGCGACGTTCAGGGCCGTCGCAACGGGCTGCTTGACGGCCGGGCATAGGCCCGCAGCAGCGGCCTTGCAGTAGCGGCAATGGTCACCCGGCACGAGCGGCGCATCGGGCGCCTCGGTCGCTACGGCCTCGCGGGCGAGCTTCGCACGCTCTGCGGTCAACCATGCCTGCGCATTGGGGATCGTCAACACCTGGGCAGGCTCGCGCAGCGGCACCCGAGGCTGATAGACGGCTAGAACGATTTCCCGCACGGTCTGGCCGGCCTCGTGCACCTTCTCGGCGGCAGCGACCCCGTAGGCCGCGAGCTGCGGGTTCGTCTCTTCGACCGTGCCGACATCGACGGCCTTAAACCCATATTTGTAGTCAATGACGGTCAATCGCCCGATGCTGGCCTGCCAGATGATCGTATCAGCCGTGCCGAACAGTGCGGGGTGGATCGACGTCGCGGCGACCTTCTGCTCTTCGAGGATGAGCGGCGTTAGATCGCCGGATACGTGCGATGTGACGAAATCATAGTAGTTGCGCGCATGAGTGAGCAGTTGGTCGTGCCACTGCTGTACGGTCAGCGCACCCAGCTCCAGGCCTTCGGGCACAGCGAACTGCGCCATGTCGATGTACGCCTTGGGCTCGCGCATCACGGCCTCCTTGACCGCATGGGCCACCGTGCCTTCGGCAGCGAACGGCGAGCCCTTGTCGGGCAGACCTTTCGACATGCGAACCGATGCCGGGCATGCGCGCCACCGCTCGCGGCTGGAAAACGACAAAAACGAGTGAATTCCGGCCGGGTTGCTCATGCGATCCTCAGTTCAAGATTAGGTCAAGCGAGTCTAGAGCATTTCTAGCCCGTGGTGCAAGTAGTCTACGGGTTTACCCTCGCTTTCTAGCTATGGTCCGATTCTTGCTAAGGTACTGACGAACTGACGAACTGAAGAGAATTTCTAATGATCCCGTAGATTCAAATTTATAGATTATTCATAGAATAAATTAAGAATTGAATACGTAGAGAACATTAGGAAATTGCCTCAGTTCGTCAGTTCGTCAGTTTACAAGTTGCTTAAGTGAGTGGGCACTAACCTAAGCCTGCCGTACACTGCGCCCATGGCCGACCTGCTGCCAGTCAAAGCCTCGCTCATTGCAGACCTCGTGGAACTGGTTAACGAGAACCTCGGGGCGCTGCTGCACGCCCGCACGGTCGCCTGCCCGGACTGCGGCGGAACTGGCATCGTCGGCGAGCCGCTGAACGTTGCGGGCGTCTACACGAGCCAGGACCAAAGCACGTGCGCCTCATGCGGCGGCGTGGGTGCCGTCGAGCGCTACGAGCTGGACATGGAGCAGCTCCAGAAACCGCGCATCGGCCGGCTCATCGAGGGCTTCGAGCTGAAGCAGGGCCAGCTACTCCCGAAATTTCGGAGCAAAGATCGCGCGTTCCAGGCCCTCGTCAAGCTACTGGGCCTTGAGCGTGCCGTCGTCGAGATTGCGAACGGCACATCGTTTGCCGATGCCCTATCGCCCGAACAACACGACGCCTATGTCGAGCAGCTCAAGGAACTCGCGCAGATGGGCCTGCTGGACCGCGTGACATGAGCGCAGTTCTGGACGATCCCGCAGAGGCCGCAGAAGCGCCCGTAGCGCGTCCGGTGGACTTCCTGGTCGCAGCAGCCCGGACGAACTTCGCGGCCTTCGTGTCGGCTGTGCACCGGCCGCGCTTCAAGCACTCGATTTTCTCGGCCAAGGTCTGCCGGGCGGTCGATCAGTTCGTGCTCGATGTGATCGCCGGCAAGCGGCCGATTCTCATGCTGACCGCGCCGCCTCAACACGGCAAATCGTCGCTCATCTCGCGCTGCTTGCCGCCCTACCTGTTTGGCCGCCTGACGGGCGAATTGCCGGCCGTGCGGGTGGCTTGCGCGAGCTACGCGCACACGCTGGCCCAGCGCAATCGGCGCGATGCACATGCGATCATGCTGGAACCGATCTATCGCGAGATTTTCCCGCACACGTCGCTGATCGGTTTCCGCGGTATCGACAATGAGGCGGACGGGCTCCAGGTGCCCGGCGATGGCTGGCTGCGTGGCGTCGGCATCGGCGGCCCGATCACCGGCTTTTCGGTGGACATCGGCATCATCGACGACGGCATCAAGAACGCCGAGCAGGCACTATCGGACGTCATCCGCGAGCGCAACGAAGCCTGGTACGACGCGACCTTCTACAACCGGCTCCAGCAACGCTCGGGCCAGGTCATCATCGGCACACCCTGGTCCGCCAATGACCTGTTGGCCTTCGTCCGGAAGAAGTTCTCCGACCTCCCGAACTTCACGCGGCTGTCGTTCCCGGCGCTGAACTACCCGGATGAGCTGGGCTATGACGAAACACTGCCGCTTGGCGCGCTCGTGCCGCATCTGCACAGCGAAGAAAAGCTGCGCGAGATGAAGGCCCACATGAGCAGCATGTGGTGGGCCTCGATGTTTCAGCAGCGCCCGTTGGCAGACTTTGGCGCGATCTTCAAACGCCAGTACCTCCAGCACTATCGACGCGCCGAGCTAGCCGGGCTGAAGTTCGTCCAGAAGGTCATGAGCGTGGATGCCACGTTCAAGGAGGGCAAGACCTCCGATTACGTCGCCGTGGGCGTGTGGGGCAAGACGGCTGATAACCGCGTGTACCTGCTCGACTACCGGCGCGAGCAACTTGGCTTCGTCAAGACCGCGCAGGCCATCGTAGACCTGCGCCAGAAACACCCCGACGTGCATCGCATCTACGTCGAAGAGGCTGCCAACGGCGCGGCCATTATCGACATGCTCAAGAAGCACTATCCGCAAATCGTCGGCGTGCCGCCCTTGGGCTCGAAAGAAGCCCGTTGGCACGCGGTTTCGTGGAGCTGGGAGGCCGGCATGGTCTTTCTGCCGCACCCGGACGAATCGCCGGGCATCGCGCAATGGGTGGACGAAATCACGTCGGTGCCGGATGCGCCGAACGACGACACGGCAGACTGCATGGCGATTGCCCTGCAACAGCTCTTGTTGCGCACCCCGATTGCGGCGATGATTACCCGAGCTATATTGGATAAATCCTTGACATGACGCGCCGCACAAAACGCCAGCACCCGCCGCAGCGCTCGCCCGCGCCCGCGCCCGTACCACCGCAACCCGTGCGAGCGCCCGCCGAGCCGGCGCGCTGGCTGTCGCTGGCCGAGCAAATCGATGCACCCGATTCGCGCCCGCTGTCGCTGCGCCAGGCCGAGAGCTATCGCACCGACCCGCGCCGCTACAGTCTCGAAGAGCGCGCCCAGGTGACGAAGGTCACGCACGCGCAAGACTTCGCGGGCGAGGCGCGTAGTTCGCTCACGTTCATCGAAAACACCAGCTTCCCGGGCTTCCCGACCCTCGCGCTGCTCGGTCAGCTCGCCGAATACCGCAGCATGCACGAAACCCTGGCGGACGAGACGATTCGCATGTGGGGCAAGGTCGTTAGCTCGGGTGATGCGGCGCCCGAGAAGCTCAAGGTCATCGAAGAGACGCTCAAGCGCATCGACATGCGCGCTGTCGTGCGGCAGCTCGTCGTCCACGACCAAGCGTTCGGCCGTTCGCATGCCTACGTGAAGCTCAAGGATGACGAAACGGACGGCACGCGCGATTTGCCGTTGTTGCTGACCCCACGCAACGTGCGCCGAGGCGCCTTTGAGGGTCTGCGCGTTGTCGAGGCTTTTTGGGTCACGCCGAACAATTACAACTCTATCGACCCCACCCGAGCGGACTTCTACAAGCCCTCGTCGTGGTGGATGCTGGGCGTCGAGACGCACGCCACGCGGCTACAGACGCTCATCAGCCGGCCCGTTGCCGACATGCTCAAGCCGACCTACTCGTTCGGCGGCGTGAGCATGACGCAGCTCGCGATGCCATATGTCGACAATTGGTTGCGCACGCGGCAGAGCGTCAGCGATGCCGTCAAGCAGTTCGCCGTGTCGGGCATCAAGACCGACTTGCAGCAGTACCTCGCGCCTGGCGGCGCAACGGACCTCCAGGCCCGCGCGCAGCTCCTGAACAACTATCGCGACAACCGCAATTTGCTCTTTCTGGACATGGCGCAGGAAGAGTATTTCATGGTTGCAACGCCCCTGTCTGGACTGCACGAGTTGCAAGCCCAAGCCCAGGAGCAGATGTCAGCCGTGTCGCATATTCCACTCGTCAAGTTGCTGGGGCTGACGCCTACGGGCCTGAATGCCAGCAGCGAAGGCGAAATCCGCGTTTTCTACGACTACGTGCGCGGGTATCAGTCCAACGTGCTGACGCCGTTGCTGAACTTCACGATCAAGCTGATTCAGCTTTCCGAATTCGGCGAACTGGACGAATCCATCTCGTGGAAATGGGAGGCGCTGCTCGAAATGACCGCGCTCGAGCAAGCCGACGCGCGCGCCAAGGACGCCGACACTGATACGAAGTATCTGGAGACTGGTGTGCTCTCGCCCGAGCAGGTCGCGAAGCGCCTGGACACCGACGAACACAGCCTGTATACCGGCCTGCTGAGCCAGGCCGTGCCGCTGGACGAAATCCCGGATGACGATATCCAGGCCATCACAGAGCACATCGCGCAGATTGGAGAGAACGATGACACCACTGCGCATGCCGGGCAAGAAGCCCAAGGTCTTGGCGCCGATCCGATCGGATCGCGAGCAGCTAGCGGACTACCAGCAGCGCCTCAAGAAAGCCGTGGCGAACATGGCGGCGAGCTACCAGTATTGGCTCCAGGCGAAGTACAACGCGGCCTTGCCGGAGCTTCAGGCGTCCAACCGATTGCCCGACCCCGAGAAGACGCCATCTCCTGACCTGGCGGCAGACGCTGCCAGCGCGCGCAGCGTCAAGGCCCGTACCGACACGTTCTTCGCCGAGTTTCAGCGCCTGCGCCGGCACTGGGCCGCGCACTTCGACGACCTTGCCGGCAAGCTCGCCGAGCAGGCCACCGAGGGCTGGTATACGCGCAACAGCCTGTTGTGGACCGGTCAGCTCAAGCGCGCCGGGTTCGACATCAAGCTGCAACTGACGCCCGCTCAGCGCCTGCTGCTGCGCGTCGCCGTGCAGGAAAACGTCAGCCTCATCAAGTCGATTCAGAGTCAGTATCACACCGACGTCGCGGGCATCGTGTTGCGCGCGTTCACGGCTGGCCGCGACCTCGCGACGCTCCAAAAAGAGTTGATGACCCGCGCCGGCTCGACGCAGAAGCGAGCGGCGTTCATAGCACGCGACCAGGCCAACAAGGCGACCGCTGCGATGAACAGCGCACGCCAGCGCGAACTAGGATTGGACTGGGCCACCTGGATTCACTCGTCGGCGGGCAAGGAGCCGCGAGAAAAGCATGTACGCGCCGGCCGCGAGCAATGGGTGTTCAACACCCAGCAGGGGATCGATTTTCACGACGGCTTCGGGTTTTCTCTCCCCGGAACCCCAATAAATTGTCGCTGTACGAGTCGGACCATCATCCCTGCCATCGGGCGCGGCGACATTGAAGGCCCCGAGGACCTGGACGCCGTGACTGGCTACCCGGGCGCCTACCGCGCCAAACCCGGCAAGAGCGCCGGGCCGAAACAAAAGATGGACGTCGAGAAGACGCGCCTGCCAGGCGAGCGCGTGCGCTACAGCTAGGCGTAATCGACCCAATCGGCAGCGCGCCGGTCAGTCGCCAGGTCTGGTTTGAAGCCTGTCTCGACGAGCGGCGGCAAACGCTAGAATGCGTCAACTATGCCGTGCTGACGAATCCAATTGTATTGGGCTTCAGTCAACGGCATACCAGCATCCAATATGCGCTGACGCTCCACGTGATTCCGCAACAAGCGCACTCGATGGTCGCGAACGTGTCGCCACGCCAAAACGTGCGCGCGGGAGTTCAATGCTGCCATCTGCTTACGTCGGCGACGTTGTTTCATGTCGTCTCCTTGTTCCAGTGAATACAGCCGAACTTCGCACCTACGTAGATGCCTATCCAAAAGCCGTCACGGCTCCAGCTAGCGCACAGATTGTCAGGCGCGGCACCTTGCGGCCAAGCACTGCTATTGCACATCAAACGGCACGATCCAGTGGCAGGGCGGTTCGCGCCCTGCCAGTCATCGCCCGGCGTGTAGTGCTGGCATTTGTCACAAGTCTTGTTCGTCATGTCGCCTCCTAGTTGAAGTCAACCCAATCGGTTGTGCGACGATCAGTCGCCAGCCGCGCTGCGCGCGGGCGCACATGCACGCCACAACCGTCTTCGGTGCGTTCCAGGATGGTAAGCGCGCCGGCGTCTTGACTGCCGAGCAATCTCTGCGCTTCGGCTTTGGCACGGTCGAGCGTCTCAGCAGCTAGGGACTGCTGGCGAATGACAGTCTCGGCAATCGAGATTTCGACGATGTACTGTTTCATGATGCAGCGTCCTTGGGCGCACGATAGCCGCTGTCGAAAGGTGCCAACGCATCGCGGAACGCTTCGACATTTTCGAGCATGACATCACATATTGCCTCGCCACGCGCGTCCGGCATCGTGGCGTTCGCGCGGGCGAGACATTTGTTGACGAGCAGTAACAGACCAGTAAGCGCTACGCTACGCTCAGCGTTCAAGATTGCATATTGCTGGCGCAGCTCAGCCCACTGCTCCTGTTTGCGTTGATTCCAGGTCATTTCAGCTCTCCTTGCGTGCGTGTTTGATTTGATTGCGCCAGAAATCGCGTTCGCCGCGCAACATCTGGCCAACAGGTGAGGAAGCATCGAAGCCCTTGATCGTGGAATCCAGATTGCGCAGTTCGTCACAGGCGGCGCTAACGCCGTGCCGCTCGAACGCCTTGCGGCCCTCCAGGATGCCCTCGATGTAGTAGGGAGAAACGGTCTTCACGCTTCGGCCTCCTTCAGTTCGCGAACGGCGCGACGCTTGGCTTCCTGCATCATGGCGTCATGCTCAACGCGCGTCGGGAAACGAACGTTACGTTCACGCTTCACGTCGGCGAAGTGCTTTTCGGCGACAGCGATAAAGGCGTTGAGCTTGCTGACTGCGTTCATCTTGCTCTCCGGTTGCTTGTTGCGATGACTGAACTTTATTTGACAATCGCTTGTCGCGCAAGCCCCGTGCGATGGCTTTTCGCTATTGCATTGCGGGCGCCCGATAGTGCCTATACACTGCGCGCTCATGACACGTGTCACGTTCGCCTTTGACAAGCGTACTGCGCGCACTTTCGACGCAGACGGCCGGATGCGCGTGCGCGATTGCATCCTGAGCACTGCCGAGGTGAACCCCTACTACGGCCGGGAAATCCCGGGCTGGCAGAGCCTCGGCCTCAAGTCTGAACAGCAGTATGACCTCTACCGCGACCCGGACGAGATGAAAAAGGGCGCGGCGTCGTTCAACGGCGTCCCCTTGATGCTCAAGCACATCCCGCAGACGGCGGACGACCCGCGCAAGGAATACCAGGCCGGCAGCGTGCATAGCGTGCGCTTTGACGGCAGGCACATGCGCGGCGACCTGCTCGTGTCGGACGGCTACGCTATCGATCTCATCAAGTCGGACCAACTCTCCGACCTGTCGTGCGGCTATCGCTACGATCCCGAAATGACTTCGGGTGATAACGCAGGCGCGCGTTATGATGGCATCATGCGCAACATCCAGGGCAACCATGTTGCGCTGGTGGACGATGGCCGCGCCAGTGACGCTCACGTTGCAGACGCCGCCATCAAACCTCAACCCGGAGCATCGACCATGCCGAACCCCGTCAATCCTGCTGCCGCACCCGCCGCTGCGCCGGCCGCCGCTCCTGCTGCTGCGCCTGCTGCTGCGCCCGGCGCCGAAATGGGCGGTCAGTCCGACATGGCCGCCATCGGCGCCGCGCTCAAGAACATCGCCGAGCTATTGGCCGACATCCACGGCAAGGTCGGCAGCGCTGCTGCCGCGCCGGCCGCTGCGCCGGCCGCTGCCGCCCCGGGCGCCGACAACATGAACGGCGAAACGGACGAGATGGAACAGGTGCCCGGCGAGGGCGAAGCTCAGGATTTTGACCTGACTGCCGCCACCGAAGGCAACGAGGGCAACTTCACCAGCGGCGCGCAAGACGAGGACGAACCCGGCCCCGAACAAAGCGGAGAGTACAGCGTGAACAACACCGGCAGCCAGGAAGGCACCCCCGCGCGGGGCAACGCCACCCCGCAGGACATGCTCGGCCAGGGCGAGCCCAAAGGCCCGGCCGGCGCGATGGACGCCAAGAGCGTCCGAACCGCCATCGCCAACGCGGTGAAGGCCGAACGCGCACGCAATGCCGGCGTCTCCGAAGCGCTGCGCGAGGTGCGCGGCGTGCTGGGTGACGTCTACGGCATGGACGATGCCGGCGCGATCTACCGCGAGGCGTTGGCGCATGTCGGCGTTGACGTCAAGCATGTCGCCAAGGGTACCGAGCGCGCCGCCTGGCAGGCGTGCAAGGTCGCGCGCGGTGTGCAGGCCGGCGCCGGGCGTCGTGTCGGCCAGCAGGGCGACGCGCAACACGCGCTGGACGCCAAGGCCGTCGAGGCGAACCAGTCCAACGTCGTGCAGATGCTCGGCAAGATTCGCGTCCTGGGCTGATCGCCCGCAACTCAGCTCCTAGGAGACTCGCATGTTCCAAAATCAGGTCTACATCAACCCCGCGCAGGCCCTCCCCGGCGATTTCGCGTCGTCGAACCCGATGCATTACAAGCTCTCGGGCACCGGCACGATGATCGCGGACACCAGCGGCGTGACGGTCGGCAAGTTCGCCATTCTGAACGCCGACGGCACCGTGACCAGCCTGCCCTCGGCCGCGCTGGCGGGCCAGCGCCTGGGCTTCGTGCATCGCGAGAACAATGCGCAAATCACGACCTTCTTGGCCGAGGCCGGCAACACGATCCAGAAGGGTCAGCCCGTGTCGCTGTTCGGCGCGGGCGACTTCTTCGTCAACACCGACGCCATCACCGGCACCCCCGTGCGTGGTGCACAGGTCTGGTGGGACACCGTGACTGGCAACACCATCGTTGGGGCGCCCGGCTCGCCCCCGGCGACCACCGTCAACACCGGCTTCACGCTGGTGTCGGAAACCGCGACGGTCAACGCCATCGTGATGATTTCCAACATCGGCAACGTCTGATAACCCGCGCAACCAGGAGCAAACGACCATGCGTGATTCGCAACTCATCCAGCAGCTCGCGGCGCGCGGTGTCGTGCTGCCCGCAAGCGTCACCAACGTCTCGTCGCCCCTCGCCCAGTTCGCGATGGACTACGCGATGGACGCGGCGAGCCTCACCCCGACCTTGGTCGGCGCGGCCAACTCGGGCATCCCGTCGTTCCTGACGACCTACGTCGATCCGAGGGTTATCGAGGTGCTCGTCGCCCCGATGAAGGCCGCCGAAATCGTCGGCGAGTCGAAGAAGGGCGATTGGACGACGCTGACCGCTGCGTTCATCCAGGCGGAACCGACCACGCGCGTCGCCACGTATGGCGACTACAGCGCGGACGGCGGCAGCGATGCGAACATCAACTATCCGCAACGCCAGTCGTACTTCTTCCAGACGTGGACCCGCTGGGGCGAACGCGAACTGGCCATGGCCGGCGCGGGCAAGGTGGATTGGGCCTCGCAGCTCAACTATTCCAGCGCGCTGGGCATCGCGAAGTTCCTGAACAGCACCTATCTGTTCGGCGTCGCGGGCCTCCAGAACTACGGTCTGACCAACGACCCGCGCCTGCCGACGCCTGTCGCCTACGGCACGAGCTGGGCGACCGACGCCCCCGAGGTGATCTACAACAGCTTGGTCGCGCAGTACAAGCTGCTGCAATCGCAATCGCAGGGCATCATCGAGCAGACGGACGAGCTGAACTGGGCCATGCCGCCCACGGCGGCTGGCGACCTGAATCGCGTCAACAGCTACGGCCTGTCGGCCGCGAAGCTGGTGAAGGACGCGTTCCCGAAGCTGAACATCATCACGGTGCCCGAGTACGACACGGCCTCGGGCCGCCTCGTGCAGCTCTGGGCGCCGCGCATCGAGGGCCAGGACTCGGCCACGTGCGGCTTCACCGAGAAGATGCGCGCACACGCCATCGAGCGCTACTCCAGCTACTACCGGCAGAAGAAGTCGGCCGGCACCTGGGGCGCAATTATCTTCAAACCACTCGCCTGTACACAACTTTTGGGCGTCTGATTTAACGCTGACCGTCTCCCTCCTTGTCTCAGTGGTGAGACTTCGCCCGGCCTAGCGCCGGGCTTTTTGTTGGTTACTCGGCAGCATCAGCCAGCGCTTGCGCTTCCCGGGCTTCTTGCTTAGCGACCCACTTGCAAGCGCCTTCGAAGCTCATGCCGTCGATCACGCGGATGCCGGCCGGAGTCAGCACAACGAACGACTCGTGGCCGTTGACGTTGACTTCGCTCTTGATCGTGTAGTAGCGGGCGGCTTGCTTGTTCATCTCTATCTCCTTGGCGTTGCGTGTTGCGATGAGTGAACTTTAGGGCAACGTCAAAGAGTCGTCAAGGATTATTGCACTAGAACAAACCCTAGGCGCACGTTGCGACATTGCTTTAAACTGCGCTTGTCCTCAACCCTACCTGGATTTCACATGGCTACCAAACGTTCCGGTTTCGTCACCGTCGCCTGCAAGCTGCCGCAGGGCCTGCTTTTGCCGCTGCCCGATGGCCGCACGATCAAGCTGAATGGTCGCGCCTCGGCGTACAACGTCGCTGAGCACGGCATGACCCAGGTGCCTGTCGAAGACTGGAATGCCATCCAGGCCATGTACTCTGAGGCCAAGTGGCTGACGAGTGAGGCGGTGTTCGCGCTCAAGGACGCCGAAAGCGCGGCCGACAAGGCAATCGAGCGCAAGGATGTTGACGCGGGTTTCGACCCCATCGATCCCAACAACCCGAACGCGGGCCTGGGCATCGGTGCTACGATCCAGCGCGAAGGCGCCGAAGACCTCGGCCGCTGATCGTTTCACGTGAAACAGCCGGGCGTCACGCCCGGCCTAGCCGCAGCAGGCCAACATGACGCAAGTTGTTTGGGACAACGCGCAAGACACCGCCTTCAAGGCGACGTTTCCCGAGTTCGTCGCTGTGCCGTTCGAGCGTACGTCCCTGCTGTTCGACATGGCGCAATGTACGCTGCTGGACAACACGGACGGCTCGCCCGTGATGGATGCCTGCTATCGCACGCATTTGTTCTATCTGCTCATCGGCCACCTGCTGCTGATCTACGGCATGGCGCCGACGACGCCTGACAACACGCCGCCCGGCCGGCTCAGCAGCGCCACCGAGGGCACGGTCAGTTCGAACTTCGAGTACATCATCCCGCAGGGCAGCATGAGCGCGCCGTGGTACTTGCAGACCAAGTATGGCGCCATGTACTGGACCGCAACGGCGCGCTTCCGCAGCGCCCTGTATGTCTTCAACGGTGGGAGCGGGATTGGCATCGCGCGTGCCTATGGCGCCGCACCGTTCGATATCCCCGGGGGCATCTAGTGTCAGTCTCGGTGCGCCGCCTGGGTGGTCCGCAGCGTGTCGCGGCTACCCTGCGCAAGCTCGCGCTCAAGTCTGGCACCGTCAAGGCGGGCGTACTCGAAGCGGCCACCTACCCGGACGAGCCCTACACGGACGCGCGCACGGGCAAGCAGCACCCCGACCCGCGCGCCGGCATGCACGTGGCGACCATCGCGGCGGCGCTGGAATACGGCAACGGCCAGAACCACCCGCGCCCATTCATGCAGCAAACCATCGCGGCGCAGCGCGTCGAATGGGCGCAAAAGCTCGTCAAGCTGCTCATGGGCGGTATGCCGTCCGCGCAGGCGCTCATGACGGTCGGTCAGGTCATGAAAGAGGACATCCAGCAGACCATCACAGACTGGCCGGCCGACAACTCGCCGGAATGGGCCGCTGTGAAAGGTTTTAGTCACGGCTTGATCTGGACAAGCCACCTGCTCAAGTCTATCGAGTCTGAAATCGAGAAGTAGGGCTAGACTGCGGTCATGAACCTGAACCTGCACGCCGTCGTCAGGGGCGCTATCACCAGCGTCCGGGAAGACATCGCGGGCACCGTCTACGTCTCGACTGGCCGGCAGAACATCAATGGCATTCTCGTTCCGCAGTTTACGGCCGTCGGTGCGCAACTCCAGGTACAGGCGCAGTCCCACGGCGCGACGACACACGACGGTGGCGCGCTGCATCAATCGTCCTACTACACGATTTACGCTTACGGCGAGTTCTCCGACCTGGA